CAAGGGCTAGTGAACGCCTCTGTGCGCTCTGATGGTGTCAGTTGTGAAACGATACTAGACGCGTGGCATATTGCTCGGGGCTGTGGATAACCTTGCGCTTATCTTCTCTAAGTCTTTGGGTCGCCAAACGTGGACTTCACATCCTGCGTCCTCCAATGCGTTGATCCATTCCCACTGGGTGTTACTGACCACACCTTTGGTGGCTTTCAATTCGACATAAATACACCCGCGACTGGGGTGGACCATCACTAAATCGGGAAAGCCTTGATCGCCTGTGTTGGGTGTGATCCACCTACCCGGGCGAATCTGTGCAGGCTGGGTGTGCATAACTTTCCAGCGATGCAACTTAGCCAAAGTGATAACAGCCTTTTGGAACTCGGCTTCAGATGGATCATCCACCGTTCATCAGCCTGTCTATGATTTCGGATGCTTCACGCTTAGTAGATGGTGCTTGACCTTCATAGTTTTTGGCTCGAAGCATGGCCATCTGTTTGGCGGTCGGCGGTTCGCTGGACGACCCAAGCGACTGGGTTCGTTCAGGAGCTGCGTTTGTGGTTGTTTGTGGTTGTTCGCCTTGGCGGTACACCTTGACCATCTCCTCCAGTGACGCACGTTTCTTAGATCCTTGATACTGGTAGTTCGCTAGGGCGCGTCCGATGGCGCTGGTTTCACAGTTTTCTAGGGCACTGGTTTTGTTGACCATGCTTGAGCCGCGGATCTCTTCGGCGAATCCTGTGGTGGTCGGGACTGGGTCGGCTATGTCGGCAAACAAACTTGCTTTCATCACGATGCGTGTGCCGTCGTCCACGATTATCTCGGTGATGATGCGACCGCGTGCGCAATCCTTCCAAAATGCGGGCAGGCGTTCTGCTACTTCTGCGTAGTCGGCTGGATTAAAACTCATTTAAATCAACCCATTTGCCGTTGTGCAAAACTGAAGTGCCAAGAGTTTCGCTTGTATAGGTAAAACCATATTCAGTTGCATAACTTGTTATTGGGTTGTGGTCATCATTCATAGCGTCGTCATAAACACTGTGAATCGCCAAGACAAAACACCAATCTCCATCACCGTCTTTAATTCTCATAGGTAATGCAGGTGCAACGGTTGTAAATGTAATCATGATTCCATGTCCTTTAAGTGTCGGGCCTGTGCAGGCGTTTGGGTTTTCAGATTGTTGATGACTCGAATCATGGCTACGCACCGGGCTGTTTCCTCAACTGTCATGCCTTGGAAACCGAACTCTTCAGCGCATTTAAGACAGATGCCGCGCAACTCTGTACGCATGCGAATATCGGCGGAATTGAAGCCACAAGCGCAAATGTTGCAGTTCATTTGAAACCGCCCAGACGCATAGCCACGATGACATCCTGCGTGCTTTTGGTCAGATTGGACAAGTAGACGCCGTTCTCCTCAGCGACATAAGCCAACTCGGTAAGCGCCTTCCTGAGCATCGCTACGTCATCCCTAAGGCGTTCAATTTCCCAAGTCGCTGCTTTCATCGCAATGTCGGCTTTAGCGATCATGGCGGTCATTTCTTGAATTTGAGTCATCACGGTCGGGGCTCCCTTATTTGTCGGTATTTGCCGTCACGATAGACCAGCGGTGTGGCAAAGATCAATTCTTTGCGTTCGTTCAATGTTAAACCGCCCCAAATACCTGCACATTCTTCCTGATCGGCTAAATATTGCATTGCTTCGTCAAGACATTTAAGTCGTACCGGGCAACCTGCACAAACCGCTTTTGCTTCCTTAATTCTTTTGACAATCTGTTTTTCGCCGAGCCTGTGAATGAACAAGTCAATGGGCATACCTCGACAAGCTGCATGATCTCTCCAGTGACTTAGCACAGTTTCCATGGTTTCCATCCGCACCTACCTGTTTCTTCTAGGTCGGAATACAGCAGGTAAGCAAACCTGAGGTTGAGTGTCGGGTCGGACATGGCTTCAGCAAATGGCATATTAAACACTTGCTCCACGTACTTAGTGTGGATTTGGTTGATCTGCGCGACACCGTGGTCATGGCCGTTAAACCATTTCACTAACTCAGGGTCACTAGACAACGGCGTAATGTTCAAGCACCTTGTTTCCTTCCAGAGCAACCGACCCAGTTTCTCTAATGTCTCAGTGTTGTTGGGCCAACCGACCGTGATCGCAGTCTGGAACCATTCTTGGCACTTGGTGTCCGGGTGAAAGTCGGCAAGTCGAGTGAACGGCACGGTGCTGGTCGTGCTGGAGGTGGTGCTGGTCGTCGTAGAAGTTGTTGTTGCTGTGAGCTCTTTTGCGCGGTCCTCAAGTTGTTGAGGTGTCAACATCCCGAGCGTGACCGTGGAGGGCACAGACGGAGCCTGAAGGGTCACTGTGGTGTCTTGGACGCCAGTGATCGCCCACAAGGCGCACAGTCCATACGTGCCGAATGCTAAAAATGCTAGTCGTTTAAGGTTCATTTAGTAGTCCTCTGATAGGTCCGCAACGGATTTGCGTGTACTGAAAAAGCCGTTTAACTGCGGGTTGGTTTGCATGATTTCTCGCGCAAAGAAAGCGCGGTAGTTGTTGTTGAACTTAAAATCTGATGACGGGTCGTTGGTAAGTGCGTACTCGTAACGCAGGACCTCAATAAGGGCCGCGATGCCGTAATGGGAATATCCGCGGTTTTGTAACTCATAGGACATTCGAGTCAGAGTCCTTAAGACCCAAGGGTTTGCCTCTTTAAAGGCTTCGTATTTGAGCATCTCGGCTGGAACAGCGAGAACGTCAAAAAGGGATGGTTGCATTGCTTCCTCCTGCGGTCGGGGTCCCGCTATCACGGGACGCACTTGGTTGTCAGTCATTAGACCGACTTCCAGACCAAATGTCAAGTCACCGCGCGTCGAGTGTAGGAAAAGCCGCTATGGCATCTAGGACGGCTTGTGGGAGGTTGTCTCCGCAGACGTAGCGGATATGCCACGCTTCAGCGTTAGCACCGTTTTTGACTTCCCATGAGAACCCAAACTTTAAGGCGTTGCTGGTGGATAATCCGTCGCCTAGTAACCATTCGATTCGTTTGCCTGAAGCGGACGCGACATCTATCGCGAGTCCCCAGCCGTGATTGCTTGTACCGGGTGTGCCTGCTGGGGCAAAACCTTGTTTCAGAAACCAGACTTGACCGTTGTATTTGCGGGTCACTTGGGGTTTACGAAAGTTGGGTTTGGCTTCGTACCGTTCATTAAACAGGGCCACCTGTTGGGTTAGTGGGCGGTACGCGCCGACATGCTTGAGTTCTATTCCGTCAAAGTACGCGGCGAGCTGTAACGCGTTCCATGCGGTGGCCGCAAGGCTGTGCAGTTTGCCGTTGGGTGCTTTAATGTCGCGTAGTAAGGCTGGTTTAATCTCGCCGTTTTTTTGACCTTCTAGGTCTGACGGCATGATGATGGGTAGTACCGGGTAGTCAGTCATCTTGTTTTTCTCCCTTGTCCTTCAAATTATTGGCTGCGAGCAATCCCGTCAATGCCCCAGCGAGAACCAACATTACGCTCGAGAGGGTCTCCCACGCTTTGGAGTCGTTAGGCGACACTTCCAAGGGCTGTACGACAAACGCGAGCGAGTACAGGATCATGCCGACTGACATGATAAAAGTGAGTGATAGAGCGACTCCGACCATAAGGACTAGGCGCGCTTTGATCTCGGAGTTGGTGTATTTCTTCATGGTGTGGTTGCTCCTGTGCTGGTGTCACATCGTGGGGCTGTGGGTCGTTCTTGGCAGTTGTATCGAGTGCGGTCGGTGCATCCTGTGACGACGAACATTAAGACGATGGCGAGAGCTGCGATTACGGCGAGAGTTTTCATGGTGTATCAGGGAAGTTGACTTCGGGTCCTGGTGTCCATGTTGCAGGAAAGTTTCGCAATGCTTGGCGGTATGTCGCCCATGCTTGTTGGTCTACTGGTGCGTCTGCGACTTGTGTCCAGTCCGACTCGACTAGCAAGCGGTCACGCTGGATTCGCATACGGCTTGTAAGGATGTCTGTGTCGTCTGTTGGGTCAAGCCCGATTTCGTTTATC